CGCCACCTGCCTCTTTGATGGCATCAATCTGGGCTTTCCCAACCGTCTCTATATTTTTGACTGACTCTGCCGCGGCTGTCTGGACGTTATGTACCTGTGCCTTTGCCTCATTCAGCGTCTTGATCGCATCCTGTCCCAGCGCTTCAAACATTCCTTCCAACACCGTTGATTCATTTTCGCTGGGTATTCCATCTCCGCTGGCGCTTTCGTATACATATAAATTAAAAGAGAACGAAGAAACCACATCCTCTCCGCTCACAAACTCTATCATACATATCGCACCGCCAGGCTCCGCAAGTGTCTGATTCGTCATGGGTACAAAGACGGATTTGTCTGCGATCTGGCAGTCATTATATACCACCTTTTTTGACGGCTTGACCACCCACACACGAGCCGCCACGCCTGAAGGTATATCCCAGTCAACCACTGTACACTCTATCTCCCTGCCGGTATCTCCCTGGACAGCATATACCACCGGGGTGATACGTTTATGCAGGACGCTTATTTCAATCTTCTTTACCGCTTTCATGTATTACCTCCCAAAATATTTGCGTCCACGTCAAGTGCCTATAGCAATCCATACCAATATTGTTTCTGTCGTATTCGTTCTCGTGATGTATGCGTCAAATCCATTTTTTGTATTATTAGAGGCGCCAACGCCCAGGACATTTGTGCCTGGGACGGACGTAACCGGAGTGACTATAACATATGGCTGGCCTTGAAATGGTTTCGGAAAATCCACATGCGCCATTGTGGGTTTGTTGGCTACCGGAACAATACTCACCCTGCCCCCTTGGATCGTAAAACCTCCCAGCTCATCTTTTATCAGTTCCTTTATCACAGACCACTTTATTTTTTCTGAATCCTTACTCAGAGTCCTTATATAATCGTCATCCGCTAACGCAGTTACTTCTTCGAGTTCCATTTCAGGTGTCATTGGTGTATTTACTTCCATATCAATCACCTCCCAGTTTGTTTTTCTGGATATATTCCCGGATCGCGTTAATATGGTCCGATAAAATTTGGTCTACGGCGTAAAAGCTTTTCTTATTGTTATCACTGATGGGTTCTCCAGTGTCTTTATCTACCTCGTTGTAAGTGTAGGATATCCTGTCACTCCCCTCAATGTTCATGACCATAAAACTACTAAGTCGTTTCATAAAACAAGCCCTCCTGTTCTTCGATTATTTGTGTAACTTCTGCAGCGTATTCTTCCTCATAAACACCGAAAATTGCTTCTACATTTTCTTCTTCAAAGTCAGCATTCTCCAGACGCATGCATTCAAAATCTTTTTGTTTCACCTTGATCTCCCAGGCAAATTTTAGGTTTTCTGTACCACGGGCAATAAAATAGGATGGATGCTTCTCTCCTACCCAAATATCTCCTGGTCCTTCTTTTTGCAAAAACACCTGGTACTCAATGCCTGTTGACACGGTCTCCGCAAACACATCGTCCAAAGAAACACAGCACTCCCCATTTTCATCTGTTACTCCCTCGCCCAAATCTCCAAACATCGGGGTCGCCATCTCATAGCAGTATTGCAGCCTGCGTGAATAATTTTCTGTTTCCACGATCCTGCTTTTTGTTCCTGATGCGGTAAAGGTACCTATGACTTTTAGTGGGCCTTTTACATCCAGACGCGGTTTGATCTCAACGTGTCCTGTGTCATAACTGCTTCCGGTTGAGTATAATCCAATCTGGGCATACTTTGCCGAACTCGATCCTGGCTCCGGATAAGCCGAAAGCTTCATGTATGTAGGATACATATTTATAACAGTTTTTGTATCTGCGCATTTTATATCCATTCTTTCTGAAGGCCCCTCTATATATCCCTTATTTGATGTATCTGCATGTATCTGGATCGCAGAACCTTCATATCCCTGTGGATATACTCTTAACCTCGAACCACTCGACGAAGAAGTCCCTGCTGGATATCCTACATCCGCAACTGTCTGTATGCTCTGCCCTGTGTCTGCGCTTACCATCTTACTGCAGGCCAGTACGTTATTGTCCAAGTCAAAATAAACCCTACCATTTTTCGATGCAATTTTACCGATCCGCATGTACGTTCCATTAATGTACAGCTGGCCGCCGGACATATAAATCCCCTGCAATGCCCCATTTTTTGTGAGCAGGCTAAAGATATCCTCGTGCGTCAGTGCATCCACATCGACCACAACTGCAATGCTCTGCATATCCAGCATCTGTGTTGTGCCGCCTGCGGCGTATAAAGTGCAACGCAGAGCTACAACATCCCTTGGGATCCCAATGGCTTTTCCACTTGCTGTAGATATTACCCCTCCTGCAGAAGTTGCAAGGGCAGAATACAGGCTGTGAGTGATACTGGGTTCATCCGCACTGGATGTATATACAGTTGTCCATGTTGCTCCATCCAACGATTCTTCAATCTTAAACCGTCCCGCATATCCTGTTCTGGCTGTGCCGGTCCCGTCGCGGTAATAGGCGCTCAGAGTAATGTAGTTTGGTGCAATCGAATTATCCTGGCTGCGTTTTGCTACCAAGGTGGATGCCTCCATAAAATATGTGCGGCCGGCAGCTCCTGTATCTCCTTTATCCCCCTTGATAAGAGACCAGGTATAATCTGACGCATCCGTGCTTTCTGCTGCTGTGGTTTTGTTATAAGCCAATCCTATATAGGTTTTCCCTGATGGGTCATCTGACATATTTGTGCCAGATGCAGAGGTTGCATATTTTACCCATGTATATAACTGCTTTCCATCCGCACCATTTTGCCCTGCGACTCCGGTATCACCTTTTTCACCTTTTATTTTCGACCATGTGTAGTCAGAGTAATTGCTGCTTTCTGTTGCAGTCTCTTTGTTATAAGCAAGACCAATATATGCTTTATCTGCCGGGTCATCACTCATGCCGCTTGTTGGGGTGTCTGCGTATTTCAGCCATGTGTAATACTGTTTTCCATCTGCTCCTTTCAGGCCCTGAATACCCTGGGGGCCTTGTATTTTAGTCCATACATAATCAGAAAACACCGTACTATCAGCCTGGACGAAATCTACATACTGCCCTATCCATTTGCCTGGCGTTTCTCCATTATCGGCAGTAAACGTGCTTCCGTCGTCAGAATACTTCATATGGAGGTATGAAGTCTTCCCGTCAATGCCGTTTTTGCCCGGAATTCCGTTTGTGCCATCTTTTCCGTCAGCACCCTCTATCTTCACCCAGCTATATGCTAACGGGTCCCTGGAATCTGTTTCTATAAAATCAACATATGTTCCAATATACGAATTTGGTTCCTTCGACATCTGTGACGATGCAGGATTGTCATTTGGAGCATACATCACATGGAAGTAGCTTGTTCTTCCATCCGTGCCATTACCACCGTCTTTCCCCGGGATCCCTTGTGCTCCCGGTTCTCCATTCTTCTGTTTTGCTATATTGAACCGTTTCGTGACGGTAAACAACCCCAGATACGCCGCTGTGATATCCACCCATCCGGTGTCTGCCGTTAGGGCTGTCACCGTATATATCTTTGTAGGGTTATCCCAGGATCCTGTTACTCCTGCGGATCTCTGTATTGTGTATTGGCATGATGCAGTTACATCAATCTGCCCGTATAATACCTGGACAGTTGTTTGGACAATTGGGAAATCTGCATAGTTTCCCTGATAGTCCGTGGGGATGCCCTGATATTCGTTTCCGAGTATCATCGTTATGTTTCGCACAGTCTCAAGCTTTTTATTGACATATTCCTCTATATTATCATCATCTACGAGAAAAGCTTCGGAAGAAAGTCTAAACTCTCCAGTATCAAGGTTCCAATAGTTCCGGCCTGTTTTATCGGACAGTAGGCCGGTTATGATAGCGTCTGCTACAATTCCTTTTGCTGTCATCGCTGTACGCCAGTTCCAGTCCCTTCCGTCCGCGGTACGCTCCGTTGCAATCTGTAAGCCCTGGCTGCCAAATATCATACAGCCGTATAATTCTGATTCAGGGTCGAGGTCGGATATTTCAAATGCCCTGCCATTTACTTTCTTGGCAACTGTGCTCTGCAGCCGCAGTTGAGTATTTACTGCGTCCAGGATGCCGCGCACCCTTTCTGCCATTACCGTTTTTGACTTAGTGTCGAGAACAGATTCAATTGCTTTCTGCGTCTCAAACTCAGAATCAAAAGCGCTTTTTTGATAATCGCCAAGAACAACCTCTAAGTTTCTTTTTTCAATACAATCGTATTTAATTGAGATAGCCCTCGCATTTGTCTCTATTCCAAGTTCTCTATGCTTACAACGTACTGTGTCTCCTAATCCTACTTTTTCCAGGACTTCATACTCTTTATATTCCTCTGTTCCTTCCAGGGATACCATATTCACATCATAAGATATTTTAGGCAGGTCTATACCTTGTACGAACAGCTCATTACACCTTATGATTAATTTGTGCCACAGTTCTTCAAGCGTCAGACACCCCTCTTCGTCCTCACTCGCATCTTCTATCATCTTTACATCGTCAAAATAGATTTCCTTTGTATAAATCTTGGCGTAATTATTGATGCGTGGAGAGTCTACCCAGGGCGAAACACCGTCCAGCGTGTGTCCGTTATATGCGACTGGAATGATCCTGGTAATAACCTCACTCATATCTACATGTTCTTCTATTCCTTCCAGATTGTAACCAAACTCCGCCCGGGCACCATAATCTCCGCCGACACGCTGATTTATGATCACTCGGTAATTGTCATAGAGGATTTCCCCGCCCCACCGGTTTACAAAAGACTGGTCAATGTCTCCATTGATCGCCTCCATTAAATTCCTACGCACGTAATACGCTGTGGCTCCGGTGGTGATGTCAGATGCTCCACTATACTTACTCTCGGCGCACAGGATATCAAGCGCTTCCTGGCCGCTCTTACCGGTTGGCCTGACATCTAATAATATATGATCATCCTTGGAATCAAAGAAAATAGGAAGAGCATAAGCCGTTACTGTTTCATCATCCTTTTGTGTTTCGTAAATACGAAAAAGCTGCCTCTCCCCCATTGGTGTTGGCGCGGAGATAACAGCTTCTTTTATGATCATTTTAAATTTTCCATCTTCATCTATCGGATGTTCCAATTCAAGATGCCATTCATCATTGAGTACCATTTCGCATTCGCATGACATCGGATCCAGTACCGCATCCCCGTTATGCTCATAGTCTGTATTGTCTGGCAGATATATCTGTATCATTATCGGCACCTCCAATTGGGGATTATCTTTAATTCAAATCCGTTTGTTATGGTTATGCTGTTTTTTCCTCTAAGCAAATACATGTCATCATAATTACCTGTCACAGAGGTATTCATGATCGTGTTATCCAGCCTATATGACAGCTTCCTTTCCGTGTCTATGGTCAAATTCTGTCCCACATTCGCCACCATTGTCTTCCCGTTGACAGTAAGGGTGCAGACTCCTTCTCCGGTAATTTTATATACCGGATGGGAGGTGTAATATCGGTTATATAGTACATGGTCGACATCCATTTCCGTTGTTCCTTCTAATAGGTATTGATAACCTGAGCATATAAATTCAACCACTATCTGCCCCATTGTCCTTATAAATCTATCTGTAGATTTGATTTTAAGGTGTTTGACCTGGTAAAAGTATTCTGGGTCGTCACTCAGGACAAGCCTGCCACCTATGCCATCATACAACCATTCTTTTACGATACGATACTGCTCCATCCACAAATCTTTTTTTGCCTTAAAGCCGAATGTGAATTTTACTGGGATATCTGGAACAGTATCTCTTCTGCAGTAAAGCGCGCCGTCCCTGCCCGGCAGTTTGATTGCATCATAATCCGGTTCCGGTGCAGGGGGCGCAGGTCTTTCTTTTACCAGCAGTCCGATTGAATCGCTGGTTACTTCATTCAATTCCACATAAAACGTATCAATACCCCCTTGCTGCTGATTTCATCGTTGTCTTTCTTGTTGTACCGCTGTTCACGATCTGCGTAACATCTTTTTCAAACTGTCGTCTGGATGGGTACAAAGCCGTGTCCTTTGCCGCTATCTCCCTTAGATATGGCAGATACTCTTTGAACAGCTCAAATGCTTCTGCGTCACCGGAATTTCCGTATACAGCATTGGTTCCAGCAGCGCTTCTCCCTGTCAGGTTTGGCACTTCCATGCTCTCCGCGATCGTGGCCCGTACATCATCCATTTTATCCTCATAACCAATACCGAAACCTTCGGCAGTATATTCACCCAATCTTTTAAAAACTTTGGAAGGAGAATTGATATCCAGTCTGTATTCTGCCTCTGCAACCGCATCTGCACACATCTGAGCCACTGCATTGATCACCTCAGATTCGCCGGCATAGATACCGTTTGCCAGACCAATGGCTGTATTATATCCATCCATGTATAATGTCCAGGTGTTTAAGCTACTGGCTTCATCTGTTATGGTCGAGACAACAGACTCTGCTGCACGCTCCACGGAATCTTCTCCCGCTGAAATACCCGCTTCCAGGCCTCGCATTGCTACATTGCCTGGTACATAAAAGTTAACATATGTGAGCGTTCCCTCCGTTTTAGATACCATATCGTCACAAAGAGATGAGACACGAGCCAATACCGCGGGTGCCCCATGCTCCACTCCTGTCCTAATACCATCTACAACAGTATTACCCACGTTTGTAAAATCAGCGGAATTTAATGTGCTCTGGGCAATATTTACAATCTCTTGTGAGAGTGTTTGTATTGCAAAAACAGCCTCAAACTGACTGCCAGTCAAACCTTGTGCCAATCCGGATACAAGATTTCGGCCTATTTCGTCAAAAACCTCTGATGGAGAATGTGTTTTAAAGTCTGTCCTTGCCGTTTCAATAACTGCCGTCCCCATTTCACTTATGGCAATTGTCCCCTGTTCTATGGATGAACGTATACCTTGTCCTAATCCGCCGTTTAAATCTACACCCACAGATGACATAACCTCTACCATCTGTTCTTTTCCACCGTTAAGGGCTGCTGTATACTCCTCAATCATGCCTTGTACGCTGGCGTTTACTCCTTCTTTCATGTCCAGTGATTGTGACCACATATCATTTGCCTGCTGCAACTGCTCATCCGTCATATTTGCAAAGGCTTCCACATAAGTGGTTCCCTGCGGTCCCATTTCTGCCAGTTTATCCAGGATACCCTGATTCACTCCGCGGTCAGCCAGGTATGCCATGTTATCAGCCCAGTTTGTTACTCCATCAATCTGGGACTGCATATTTGTCAGAAGTTCTTCAGATGAAATTTTTGTTCCAGCATCAAACTCCTCAAACATATCCATTTGGCTTTCCAGGACGCCTGCCACGGTCTCCTGCATCCCCATGTAAGTTTCTACTATGGTCTGGGCTGCTGTAGCGTTGGCATCCGCGGCTGTCTGCTGGGCCTCTGCATTTATATTTGCGGATTCTGTATTTTCGTCCTGTTTAGTAGTCACATCTTCCCACTCGATACCATGCTTTTTCAATTCTGTCTGAAGAGCCTGTAGTCCAGCCTCCACATCTTCCTGGGCTGCCGCATTCTTTTTCTGCGCCTCTTTATTATTTTCAATGGATTCTGTTACTTCATCGTAATTCCGGCGCTCTTCATTTTTTTTATCGAACAACGTAGTTAGGCTTCTACAGTTTTTAAGATACCACTCATCCTCCCCTTCAAGGACTTTTTGCTTTTTCTCAGAAAGGTCAGAAGACTGTTGGGTCAGCTTGATATTCTCAACTTCCAATTCAGATCTTTTCTTTATCAATTCAATGGCTTGGCCTTTAAGTGCATCCATCTCAATATTTTTCTGAGAATTATTCAGGTAATCTTCCAAGGCATCACTTGCCATATTCAGCTTTCCTGCCTGATCATCATATGCCAGGTTCAAATCCGGCACTAATTCGTTCAGCTCCGCGATGTATCCCTGCATTACCTGGGTTTCTTCATTGCTTCTTCCAGTCTTATCTGCAAGCGTCTCTATACGTTCAGCAAGTGTTTTTGCATATTCTCCCTGGGCCTCTATTTCCGCGCTGCTGTCTGCATAAGACGTTATCATATCCTGGGCTGATTCAGATACTTCGTTTGCTTTGTCGCTCAATCGCTGGCTCTGATCAGCTAAATCCGCGACATCTTTCGACGCATCCCCTGCGCTCTCTGCGTAAACACCTATTGCGGTTGCTGCACCGGCTACCGCCGTTACCATTAGTGCGATTGGAGTTGCACTCACGGTTGTATTAAAAAGTGCCTGTGCCACTGTTGCCAGTTTCATCGTGGCTTTAAATGTGCCGACACTGGCTACCACGCCTCCTATTGCAGGCACCAGACTGTCCATGTTCTCTATGACTGCATCCAGCCCGTCTTCAATCGCGGGCAGGGCTTTCTCGGCGATTGGAACCCCCACCTGCGTCTGGAATTTCTTTCCCAACTGCGTGAATCGAGATTCGAGAGAATCGTATTTGATATCCTTGATGCTCTCCATTGTCCCTTTTACATTATCATAAGCAGTGTTCGTCTCCGCCAAGGAAGCGATCACCTTCATAGCATTATCTTCTCCCAGCGCAGACCATGTATTGCTTGCAAGTGTAAGGGCTTCTTGCTGGTTCGTAGCACTGTTTAGGTCCTGAATCACAGAATAAAAAACATCTTTCGCAGTCGCCTTGCCGCTCTTCCATTGATAGAACAAAGATTGCGTACCGCTTGAAAAAGAATTCAGATTTTCTTCGATACGTCCATCTGCCAAGGAAATAGTAAACTCCTTCACGAAGTCATTTACTTTATCCAAGTTATACGCCCCTGAATCCAGGCCATTGTCCAGGATGGCAAACATCTCCTGTGCAGAAAACCCTGCCTGTCCCCAGAGCTGACTGTACTCTGCGATATTGTCCGACAACTCTCCTGATTTATCCAGGCCATTCTGGGCGCCTTTTGCCATCAGGTCAAAGGCTTCATCGGATGTCAATCCCATGTTTTTTACAAGAGCATCTACACCACGGATAGTTTCTGATAAATCCATGTCAAAGACATCACGCATGGCAATGCCATTTTCAGTCATACTTTCCAGTTTACTGGGATCCAGCTCACCTGTATACTGCTTGACAAGGGCCATTGACTGTGCAACATCATTGATATCATCACCATAATTGTTGTTATGCAGATCCTCCATGACAGACTTGTATTGCTGCATCTCCCCTGCAGTGGCTCCGGTGCTTGCCTGTAGCTGCCTCTGTGCAGTTTCAAGGCTTGTTACTGATTTGACCGCATTGACAACGGCATCCTTCCCCAAATTCACCAGAGAGTTTGCCAGATTAGATTTAAGGACAGTTGAGAAATCTATTGTGACTTTCTCGGCCTCTTTTACTTCTTTGCCAAATTCATCAATGGATTTTGCACACTGATCTGTAGACTGCGCGGCTTCTTTCAGATATGCAGCATTTTTATTTACTGCTGACGATGCCTTTATGACCTGGGCCTCTGCTGTATTCAGCTTCGTCTCCCAGTCCTTTACGCGGTTCCCTGCGGTTTGATAATTCTTTTCACCTTTTGCGATTGCCGTACTGACTTCCCCTAAGGCTGTCTCTTCTTTCTTCAGCTCATCGGAAAGAGATTGTACCACCGCCTTCTGTTTCTTTATGGCCTGTTCCGATGAGTTTCCGGATTTTGTCATCTTATCCAGACGGTCTGTGGCCTTTTCGTAATCTTGCTTCAGGTCCTCCAGTTTTTTGCTATGGGTTTCCTGCTGCTTATTCAGGTTCGCAAGGCCAATCCCGACTTTTTCGTAGCTCTCACGGGCATGTTCCAGGCCTTTTCTGACAGCTTCTTCTTTACTCTTCTGCTCATCAAGAGACTTGGATAGCACTTCATGCTTCTTCTGGAGGGCCTCCAGGGAGTTCTCCTGGCCTTCATATTGAGCCTGGACCAGACCCAGCTCTGACTTTAGGGCTGACAAGGATTTATTACAGTTCGTGACGTTCTGCTTGAATTCCTTCTCACCGTCCAGTGCGATCAGCGCACCTATCTTTTTAATTGCCAAATGCTCACCTCCCGGATTTTTCCCACAAAAAAGCCACCTGCCGAAGCAAGTGGCTCATATCTCTATTATTTTCTGATCTTAAATGTTACGATAGGCTTATTTTTTATCTTACCCCACACAAGGGATACCAGCCCCATGATCGCCCCGACTATACCAAAAGCCGGTTCTGCAACGATGAGATATGCAACTGCGAGCCAAAAAACAAGGCTCAATGAAGCTTTTATAAACTCTTTCTGCTGTTTGCTCATAGTGTATATCCCTCCTTTGATATCATTATACTCCTGGCAGGGCTATAAGTCCAGCATTGAAACTCTCTTTTTCTCCTTAAATACACACCTTCTGGCCTTAAAATTGCAGAACCACTTAAAGTGCTGAAACAAGTCGCACCACTTTCCCATATACATGCGGGAGATCTCTTTTTCCGTGTATCCCATCTGCATTCCCATGAACACAAGCCACGCAAAGTCTACAGGTTCGCTTTCTCCGTCTGCTTCTTCCTCTGCGTGGTCATTGCGTTTTTTGTCTCAAAACACCTGTAAAATTCATCGTGCAGCGCAGCCGCAAGTGCTGTCAACGGGATATCCGCCTTTCGTACGATCCCTTCTTTTTCATATTTGACAGGCGCTCTGCCGTCTTTTTCTGCTGCGATCGCTTCCCCTTCATTCACCATCCATGTCAATGCATCATTGACAGCTCCGGCATCCGGGAATTTACCGTGGTACTTCGTTTTACCATCATCATCTATGATCTCGTTTCCATCCGCATCCAGATCCGGTTCCCATGTCATGAGCTTCTGCTCGAATTCCCCGATCGTCCCGTATTTGTCCTGGATCTTCTCCAGCACTAAAAGGTCGCATTTAATGGGATACTTTCTCCCTGTCAGTTCAATGGTGTTCATTTCTTCAAACATATATATGCCTCCTTTATTCTCACGACCCTTACTCCGTAGTTTTTCCGCCTTTCTCATCCAGCCATGCGATTGCCTCTGCCTCGGTATCAAATGTCTTTACATCTTTCCACTTTCCATCAGGCAGGGCCATTGCCTGCCCGGTAATGCTGGGCGTCTGATACTCAATGTTATCACCTTTTACCTTGTAACTTTCTTGGCCTTCTGTGAATTTCACCTTATACAGCCAGGATGCTGTATACTTTCTCACCCCATCCACTTTCTCAGCCACACGGAATCCGAACCCCACATACTTTGATTCGTCGCTGGCCTTATAGGTCACAGAATCTTCTGCCGTTGTGTGCCCGAACATGATCTCATGGGCCTTGATGGGAAGTGTGGATGTGTTCAACGTGATGTCCGCGTATTTAAATTCCTTATCATACTCCGCCTTAATATCATCCGCGTACAATGACCCCTCCGCATACTGCGGTGTGATGTCGATCTGTATTGCTTTCCCGCAGGTAAACGGATCTGCATACGTGTTTGCCGGTTCTGTTAATTTCGCGATCGTCGGCCTTGCTAATCCAATATATGCCATAGTCTTATTCCTCCATATCTTCTTCAAAAATGCACGAAAAACATAAATGGTGATATCCACTATCCTTTTCATGTAATGTTGTTATGTCTGTCACAACAGCCCCTGCTTCTCGAAGGGCTTTTCTTATCTCCCGGCGCCTCCCTGTATAATTACTCTTGGTGTAGAGATGCACCTGCATGTGCTGCAGCCACTCCTGGTCCGTATCATCTGCAAATACTGCTGCTTCCTCCAGTTCTGGATTGTAAACAATATATTCCCTGGGCGGGTGTTCATCCGGACAGCACAATGGCCAGATGTTCTTTACTATTTGCGTCAGCGCAAGCTCTATCCTTTCATTTACGCTCATCCTCCCGTCACCTCGTTAAATTTATCCTGCATGGCTTTCAGGCAGCCCTGCTCCGCGTTCTTTACCGCTTTACTTATGACAGGCCTTGCACCCTGTTTTTGTGTCCCCAGATCCAGGTATGCCAGTTTCTCATTATTCCTGATACCTTTCCTGTCTCTTCCTTTTGCGGTGATGGACACATAATGGCCCAGGTGATTTTCCCCCGGTTTGTTCGCTTTTATGGACAAGGCAAGGTCTCCTTTTGCATACCCTTTATCCGCTTCCGCCTTTACCCGGCTCTTCAATTCTTTTTCCAGGATAGGGGCCGCTGCCTCCAGCATTGCAGGAGCTACATCATCAATATCACCCAGCGCCATCAGTTCCTTTTCCAGTTCATCAAATCCCATTGTCTGAAAGCTCATATCATCACCCACATATGATCTGGATCTTTGCTTTTCCCGCTTTGTAGGTACGGACGATATCATATGTATACCCCTCATACTCCACTTTCCTGGCATATACCTTTTTCCCATCCTCTTCATGAGCGGAAAGTTCAAAATCCTCCTGCCTGGTCTCAAGGACCAGCTTCACCTCAACGCCTGCACGCATGGCTTCATAAAACTCCATCCTGGTTGCTGATTTTTCCTCAACATAGATATCCACGCTGTGCTCTTCTTCTACCGGGAAGCCGTCTTTGTCCTTGGTCCTACTGTTCCATATCAATGTTGCCTCCATTAGTAGCCTCCTTTGCATAATCACCAGACAAGGCCATTGCATCACGCAGGGAATTAAATGCTTCCCGGAACCGTTCTGTATCTTCATCGTATCCATAATGTGACTTACAATACAGACGGATTGCCTGCCGGTACAACGGATCTGCTTCATCTCCATATATCCCGGCAAGCTCCAGTTCTTTTTTACAGGACGCTACCAGTCCCTGCAGTTCAAACTCTGTGTCTGCTGATTTTACCCTGACGATACGTTTCAACTCTTCGATCAAAAGCATATCATTCATTATTCAACACCTCCAGGAGCTGCTTCTTATTCATGCTGCCATAACCGGTGATCCCGTGCTCCTTCGCAGTATCTTTTAACTGTACTACGGTATAGGAATCATCGTACACGGTGCTATTATTTGCTGCCGGCACCGTGCGGCTTTTTATTCCCCCGCCTCATATTTTAACAGGGCGTGTGCCTTGGAGGTCACCATAGCACCGTCTACAATCGCATACGCGCAGTAATCTGTAATACGGTCTTTGATATGTTCCTCCAGCGTCACACTGATCTCCTTATTCACATTTGCCGTGTATCCCCTGGATGCGTTTGACATCAGAATCTCACCATCCAGCATGGAATCATCCTCTTTGACCGGCATTCCAAGGATCTTAAATGCCCCGCCGTTTGCTACGTCAGCAATCAGCATAGGCCGTCCGTTCTGATCCTTCACATTGGCAATCTCTGTCCAGATGGTATTGGAGTTAGCATATACGGCCAGGCCACCGGCATACCCACTCTTTACTTTTGCCCTTGTTGTGATGATGTCGGTATATCCCAGTGCGCCCTTCGTATATTCCGAAATCTGTGGAGTATTTTCCTGTTTTTCTAATGCCGTTACAATGCCCAGCGGTTCTGCTTTAAAGCTTTCCCCGCTTCCAGGCTGTCCTTTTCCATGAGTAGAGCCATAACCCAGGGCGGCCCCCATCTTCTCAGCCATTCGCTTCTGGATATATGGCAGGAATTCATCCATAGCCATCTCTTTCAGTTTCCAGGATACCGTGATCGCTCTGGAAAGCTCGCAGCCGTTCAGGGTCAGGGTCTCAAAGGTCTCTTTTCCATCCTCTGTTTTGGTTGCTTCATCATACCATTTCGCATCCGTGGATGTGTCAGCCTTGATCATGGTCAGGATACCGTTCACATACGTTTTACTGATGTTATTCCAATATGGATAGATCTCTCCAATCTCCTGCCAGATACCTGCAGTCACTACTTTTGGGATGACTGTGCCCGTATTCCCTGTGGTATGTGTGAATGCTTCGTTCACCATCTTATAAGCCGCATCCTCCTCAGCGGAAAGCGGTTTTCCCATCATACTTTTGGCCCAGGCAGTTTTATAGGCCTCGGAAGAATAATCAAGTTTCTCCTCTGTATGCTGCTGTCCATTCATGACAATTCCTTTGGTCGCCCGTGCGGTTCCCGCGGCCGTTTTGACCTCTGCTCTTGCATCCGTGAGATTCTGCAGGTCCATTCCCTGCGGCACATGTTCCATAGCCTCCAGTGCCGCATTTGCCTTGGCCTCTGCCTCGAACCTCTCATCCAGGGCTTTGATCTCCTCCATCTTTTTGTTCCCCTCATCAATCTTTCCACTGTTGATGAGCTGCTTTGCTTCGTTCAGCATACCCTGTCTTTTTTCTAAATACTCTTTTCTTCCCATTTTGTGGCTCCTTCCAATTCCAATAGTTTTAAATTCATCATGGCACGCTCCATCTCAGGTGCCATAGCAAGTGTCCTTGCGCGTTCCATCTGTTCTTTTGATGGCAGTGCGAACATGGATGCGGTCATCAGTTCAGGTTCCTGCTGCTCAAACATGATCTTGTCGATCAGTTTCCTCTCCAGCGCCTGCTGCGCATTCAGCCATGTCTCATGCTCCATCATATCCAGAACTTCCTGTTCAGTCATGCCTGTCTTATTCATGTAGGCCGTGCACAGTGCCCTATCTGCTGTTCGCAGCACTTCTGCCATATGCTCCATGTCACTGTGGTTCCCGCGCGCCCCGGAAGACACACAATGCACCATCAGCAATGCTGTAGGTGACATCTCACAGTACCCCGCTGCCGCGATCACTGACGCAGCACTACACGCCTGGCCGGTGATATAGATTTTTATACCCGCGGCATGGCCCCGCAGCATCGTGTAGATCTCTGATCCCACATCAATCGCCCCTCCGGGAGAGTTGATATAGACATCATGCGGTTCATTTGGGTATGTATCTATGACCTTTTGTACATCCCTTGGGCACGTGCTGTCTTCCTCGAACCAGTCATAATACCATTTATAATCATTCGGGATGATCACTCCCCTAATGTCAATTCTAGCCATCCTTTCCCTCCCTTCCGGCTGTCAAAAGCCCTTTTATGATATCTGCAGTTACATGACAGTTTTCTGCATTCATGTTTTTAAGAGCTGTCTCAACGAGATTTACTACCTGGGTGTCCAATCGTCTGATAGGCTCGTCACCGCCTACAAGCGGAGCCATATTCATGGTCTCTCTCCACTCATTTGGTGTCATAGCTCCACGGTCTACCATTGCCTGAAAAGCCAGCTTTGTGGTTAGGCTGGCGCACTGTAAGTTATTGGCCTCAAATACGATCTTATTCCCGAATCCTCTCTCCTTGCGTGTAAACAGCCCTACTGTATAGGTTCCATGCATTTGGACCACTACCGGCTCTATCTCTGCCTCATAATAAGCCGTCCATTCATCCTCAGTGTAATTCGACTGGACGATCTTTTTGTTCGTGTTAAAGAAGGACTGTATCCGCTCGATTGTTTTATCCGTCTGTGCTGCATTCGGTACATAATCCTTTGGTTCTATCCTTATCGCTTCCGCCTTAGCGTCAACACCGGCGGCTCCAAACGTCTCACTTTCAATTGCAAGATAATCCTCCACAAAAGACTTCACATTCTTCTTGACATCTTCCGGCCGCATGGAGCTGTTGAATCTCAGCAGCCACCGGATGATACCGCTGTTCTTGATCGCTTTTATGATACCCTGGTCTATTGTCCCGATGACATCCATCATCTGTGATATTGCCTTTGCCGGGCTCTCTCCGAACACATCGTCCGTATTAAAATCCTGCCTCAAGTGGATAATGTCCTCATAAGCAAACGTTCCTGATTTCCCATTCCGATACTGGAACTTCAGATAGAGGTTCCCCACTGCATCATATATCGCCTCCGCATATACGCAGGGAACAGGATATAGCTGTACCGGCAGACCATTCTCATCCCGCACAATCAGGATAAATGCATTGTTGTTCAGGCAGAGCTGATTCGCTGCCTTCTCTTGTAACATTTGCCCGGTCATATAAGGATTGGGTTCTTCCAACAGAAAGCGGATCCGCGCGTCAGGATTTACTTTCAGGCCACCTGCCGGGTCATCCCGGATGTGTTTTCCCACCAGTTTACCGATGGCCTTTACTTTCGGCCGGATGCAGGCCCTAACGATATCGCTCTCATACAGTTTTCCATTCCAGGCATAATACCGTTCCTGCCAGGTAGTAAGTATCTGAAGTCCTTCTTTGGCTGTGGGTTCCCGGTTCCTGGTCTGTTTTTTGCCAAATAATTTCATAGGTTATCTCCTTTCTTGCGCCGGCGCAATTCCGGCCATAAAAATAACGCCTGGTAAAGGCGTCATATCAAACTCATATAATCGTTCATGTTGTTCTGCAACACCACATAGGCATCCAATAAAGTCGCTGTTCCATCAATCCTTCTCCGGGGGTTGCTGGTCTTGATCGGCTGGATGTTATCATTCTTATCTACATCCACTGCAGTATTGCAGAGACACCACCTGTCCACCGGATTGTTGTTATAGACGATCAGGTTGTTTTCCAGATCGGCTCCCAGATTTTTCATTGGTTGTGATAATGTTTTTTTGCCCTGAATTACCGGCACCATACTGGATTTGCCAAAATAGTCCTGCATATCCTCTACAAAATAGGTCGCCGACCAGGAATCATACCCGATCAGATATAAGTAGATGTCATATTCCTCCTGTATTTCCACAAACCATGCTTTTACATCCCGGTATGATATTTTATTTCCCGGACACGTCCTCACGTATCCCCTTTCTATCCACATATCATACGGAACCTTATCTTCTGTTACCCTCCTTTCCACCAGATCCTCCGGTATCCAATACATAGACATTACATAGATATGCTCGTCTTCCGGCACCTTAAACAACACTTTTGCCGCTGTCAGGTCTGTAGTTGCTGACAAGTCCGCGCCGCCAATGCCATATCTTGGCTTCAGTTCCCTGATATCAAATACAGCCGTATTATTGGCCTGTTCAAATGTCAGCCAGGCTTCAGATGATGTCTCACGGATATTAAACTCTTTACAGAGCAGGTTCTTCACCAGCAGCGGATTCTTCTTTGCCTTCTCTACTTTGTCTTTCAGGGTATTCCGGTTCTTAATGGTTCCAAGTCCCGGGTTGGCCTTCTCCCAGCATGTCTCGTCCGTCCATTCCTTCCGGTTATCCAATTCGTAAATGAAAGCAATGAAGTGTTCGTCTTTGTAGCCGTCAGGGTCCTCATATCCATTGATGACCATTTCAGCCTCTTCATATTTCTGATCATAGATGTCTTCCCGGATCGTGCCCGCAGTCGAAGTAATGTATACCAGGGGCTGCTCTCTGGCGGATACGCCATCAGCCATGATATCATAAAGGGCTTTTCCCTGTTTCCACTGGTGTATCTCATCCATGAGCACGCAGTGAATGTTAAGGCCATCCAATGTATCACTATCTGATGCGAGAGGTTTGAACACTCCGTCATTGAAATCCGTGTCGAGCTCCGCAACCAGGGAGCGTACCCGCTTTGATAATGATGGTGACTTTCTGACCATCCTTTTTGATTCCAGCCAGATAATTTTACTCTGGTCTTTTTTAGTAGCAACCGCATAGACTTCCGGTCCCATCTCTCCATCCGCCGTCAGCATGTATAATCCCACGACCGAAGCCAGCAGGGATTTACCATTTTTCTTTCCCACGATCAGGAGCGATTCCCGGTATTTCCGGTTTCCCTCGATGTCGACAAAACCAAACACCGTCGCCAGATGCGCCTTTTCCCATAGTTCCAATTGCACCGGCTTACCGCCAAATTTACCTTTTGAGTGACGGCAGTAATTCTCTGCAAATTCAAGTATGTGATTGGCCCGGTTTGAACTGTAGAAGTATTCCCCTGGGCATTCAATGTCCTTTACAACTTTTTTATAGGTCCTGAATACTTTATCCGACACACGGATCTCTTTATTCTGTATCTTTTCCCAATATTCCAGAATGGGATTATAAGCTAAAGGGTACTTAATCATCCCGGCCATTTACAAAATCCTCAAATCCATCTCCGGTCCCCGTGGGCGAGCGTGACGGGAGCTTCGGCAGTAGTTCTGTAAGCTGTTTGATAGTCCCCATATAATTTTTGATCATTGTGTTGTAAACTTCGACCTCAGAACATTTTTTTACCCCTTTTTGATTTGCCCCATTCTGGTATTCCTCTGTATAGCCTTTCTCATTTATGATCTTGCGCAGCTCGTAAAGGGACGCACTCATAAATGCAGCTTCATCCATCAATGAATCTACAGCTTTTCTTGTTTTTTCATCCATCTCTCCGCAGATACCTGATAGTTTCTTTTTTTCAGCCGTTATGATCTCTTCTTTTGTCATCTCTGCATATGTCTTTCTTCGTCCCACTTACTCACCTCATTTCTGTTTATACCACACCCCCTTTACGATAACCCGTGCATTACATGGAGGTTGACGTCTGGTTTTTCGTAAACAAAAATATGACCTCAATCAGGGGGGAGCCTGGGTATTACCTCTCCCTCCGGACTGAAATCATATTGTATCAATCCTGCTGCCGGTCCATCCTTCATGTTCTCCTTCTGATGACAGATATGGCAGTCATATTTTAGATTTGAAAAACCCAGAGCAATGTCTGGGTCATTGATGTTATCCGGATTCAATTCTATCTTGTGATGGACGATGTATCCCGGCCTGTCATGGCATGTCTCACAAAGACCTCCATCAACAGACTTACGATACTTTATGTAAGCAACTCTGCACCTCTTCCATCTTCCACTGTTATAGAATGGTTTGGCGAACTCTCTTGCCATTTACCGCATCACTCCTTTTATTTCATACGCGGCGTCAATTATCTTAACCTTACACCCTATCCTCTTTTGTAAAGCCTCCTGCTGCTCCTCAATGTATTCTTCTGACATCCTCATATTTGCTCCGAGTATAAGCGTGTCTTCCTTTTTGATAACAGCTGCATTACTACATCTGCTTTCCGCATTCTTTAGCAGCTCTATAAATTTCTTCGCTATGCATAGGTTTGAACACTTGCTGCACGTTTTCTTACTGCACTCATGCAATATCCCTGATCTACTTTCCATAGACTTTTCTCCTTTCTACGCAAAAACACCCAGCCAGCAATGCCAACCAGGTGTTCTTTGTTTCTGTTTTTCTGCCTTCCGGCGAAGCGGAACATCCGGAATCGAACCGGAACCCAGGGCGTGACCCTGCCCATCTTCCATTTATGGTATGTTCCACACATTGCACCGCCGTAACGGTGCTGTTATCCCACACCCGGGATATACTGTTTAAAGTACATTGTACCGCCAACTTGCCACCGCTTTTGGCTTCAGAACCCCCTCGCAACTCCACCCAGGGACGTCTCCCATGTTCTTTACTCCGCGCCCGTTTTCTGGCCGTTGGTACCACGACAATGATACGGACGTTTTGCTTTTTATTTTTCGCTGGCAAGCCCCACATGCGTCACCAGCGGAGAGGTTGTAGTTAATCGGTTCCCCCGGCGGAGGGTTCACCTCGCTCATAAAAATATATCAAGGAGTGACGGTTTTTGTGGCTTTATCCTCAAGGCACCGCCTGGCCTGATTCAGCCACCGGGCTATGACACCCGGCAGCCGCAACAAAAGGAGGTACTACCAATGACTTTTCTGTCATGATATCATCATACCACAGCAAAAGCGGACAAAACGGACAAACTTTATTTTTCTTCTAAAAACCTGTCGTGAGCCTTTCTGCAGCTCTCTGCAGTATGATTTTTTCCCATCCTATGCGCTACTTGAACCCAGTTTAAATCATCTATATACCGGTATCTCATGATTCTCCTAATCCGACTGTCTTCGATTGTCTCAATATAATCTTCCACTTCATTCAATAGTTTCAACAGCTTCATGTCTGCCAGTTCCAGTTGCAGCTTATACGTTCTTAAAGTCTCCTTTTTCCGATCATACTCTGGCAATGGAAAACCTTGTATCCTCCTGCTGCCTAAAGACTTTTTCCCACGTTTCCCGCAAGTTACAGAATCGGCAACCATATAGCCGCTCATTTCCATGTTCAGGAGTTTATCACTCACGGATTGGATTCTGCGTACAAGATCGCGTTCCTCATCTTGTGCATCTATGTATTGTTCTAAAATATGCTTTTCCAATGGTCTCACCTCCCGCGCTGTATCTCAACCGAAAAAACCTCCCCAGATTAAAATCCCTATCTGTATTCCTGCTGCAAGTAAGCCTGTAAAAAAATTATATCTTTCACCTTTAAATTCCCCATGTTTGGCCAAGTCAATACCCAGGCTCAATATTATTAATCCCAGATAAATCATTTGCGGTAATCTCATATACTTTTCCCCCTCCAGCTCCTGCATATTTCATAATGTTCTTTACTGCTTGCACGCCGTCCTTTTATCATAGTCACCCTCCTCATAAATAGTTCTTCCCAAATTCCTTTCTAAAGTCAATTTCCGGATAGATTAAATGAAATGCCTGTTTTCCCTCCTGCTGCACCAGGCGCATCATGTCATGGTTCTGATGTACAGCTTCCGGGCCCTCCCTGTGATGTTCCAGGCATAAGTACACTTTCAGACCATACTCCTCTGATTTTTTCCGGTTTGCACCGCCAAAAATATGATGCGCCTCCAGATAAGGATATTTCTTGCAATCACCATACAGTTTCATGCAGAGAAAGCATGTTCTGTTTTCCTTGTTATGCAGAATGCTGTCCGGATGCTTCATTCTTTTCTTTGTTCGTTTTTGTTTCGGAAACATTAATTCTCCCATTCCATCCAGTCCTTTCTTCTGGTTTTTTCATAACTTCTTTCCTATACCACTGATGGAAGTTCTTTCTCCAATCATCTACCTGGTACTGTAATACTGTTATTCCCCAGAGTTTTCTATCCACATATCCCAAATCATTCATATGTTCTATATCGTCCATGGTCCCCTCCTCAATTAAACGGCAGTTCTTCGTCGATTCCATCCGGAAGATTCATGATCTACAGCCAGGGTGTACCTGGCTATTGCCATAGAGTTCCTGCGGTGTATCTTGCGTCTGGATCACGGGTTAATCGGCCCATTAATATCGCTTTATTCATTCCTGCTGCCTCCTGATTCTCCCAAATGTATACCCCACAACCCTTATCGCTCTGGATGTCCCTGGATCTGCATCCGTTTCCAGCAGACCCTCCTGCATCAGATCTTCTATGTGTCTCCTCACTGTCGTAGCCGATATTCCTACATTATCCGCAATTTCTCCATTACTCGGAGCATATCCATGCTTTCTGATGTACTTGATAATGTACAGGTATATTTCCTTTCGGTTCTCCTGTCCCTCTCTCCAATTCCCGCTCATATTTTAAATGCCTCCTATACCCATACTCCTAAAAGACAGGGCACATCTTCCGTTCCACGCTGAAAGAAAATCATGCCTGTATGCCGGTGTATGTCCTTTCCCAGTTCTTCTGCTGTATCCGCGACCATTATCGTGTCAGTCGGTTTGTCCAAATCCCAGATCCTGGCTACTACCTTATTGGGAAAATCCGAAGGATGGTCATATATGGCTATCATGGGATGCCTTATTCCGTCCAAATCTACTTCAGCAATACTATTCACTATCTTCGTCCTAATCATCTTTTCTCCTCTTTCCCCGTGTACATCCGTCCCACGGTTCATCTTGTTTTCTTCATTCTTCATCTTCTTCCCTTCCTTCCACATCCACTTCTTTCAATAACCAGTATTCCAAGGCCGTCTGGCTGTTTAAGATTTCCGGCCGAAGATTCTTGTAAATATACTCTGCGGTACCGTAAGCTGTCAGGGTATCCAGATAATCCTTTCTGGTCATATACTGTTCTGCCTGTACTTCCGGCGGGTTCATAGCCTCGGCAATATCCTGCTGCCCCTCATCCCTTTCGCATCTAGTATTTATGCGGGTTTCCGGCATTTCATGGGGATTTTCTTGCGCTGGCGCAACTTCTGATTCTTCATTTTGTATTTCCCCCGTGAAAACCGTATCCGCTTTTGTTTGGATATCTGAATTTTCTGTCTGTAATTCTTGTGTTTTTCCGGCCTCCTGTTGCCGGTCCGCTATATCCTCATGATCCGGCTCACTTCTAGGATTTATGCGCGTTTCCGGGTTTTGCGCCGGCGCAACTGGGGCCGTTTCCGGGTAATCATCCGGTATGGCCATCTGGCCCGGTATTTGTGGCTCTTCTTCCGGTAGTTCTTCCCCAAAGATTTCTCTTGTCTGAAAGAAGAAATCTGCCCATGACATATCTTCTGGTTTGGGCTGTCCAAACTTCTTGATCTTCAAGCCCTCACTCGGGCCGTACATCATCAGGAAGTATATCCCCTTGCGATATGACAGATTTCCGCTTGGATTAATCTGCTCTACCATTTCTTCCACATCACCTGTGGCAAACGCCTCGCTTGCATATAAGTTTTTAAGTTTTCCGGGATTGTCCTGGAAAAATGACTGTATCAATTCCTGTAAATCTCCTGATTCTCCCGGCTCCTGGGCATTGAACTGTTTCAGCTCTCTTATCGTTTCCCGGGTTGTCCCCGGGCGGATCATCTCTAAATCTCCATCCGGCAGTGTCAGCATTTCTGCCAGCTTACTGCTGCCAATCCCGGCAAATTCTGGCCGGAGACGTTCGGAGTATCCATCTATGGAATATTTCGCATTGATCGCCATAAATCTCGATACCGTAGATGGGGACAGGCCGTATTCCTTGCTGGCAAAATCCGCTATTGTCTCATAACCATCCTTCTGGTATAACTGCTGCTCCTCTATTTTTCTGAGTGTGTAGCCGATTCGCACAAAGCTCTCGGCCACTCCGTTTAAGTCCCTTTTTAACTGCTCTTTCATGCTCAGCCAGTCATCCAGGGTTAACTGTACATAATCCATGGTATTCCTCCTTTACGCTATCGCCGCCGCCCGGATCCGTACCGTCACCTGCTGCCGCTTTATACTTCGTTTAAATTTATCCAATACTCTGCTAATGGCTTTCTGATCTGGTTTCCGGTCATACTCTGCATAATACTGCAGTATCGTGTCATCCTTCATGTCGATTTCTATGGTGTAGTATGGCTTTTCCGGATTTTCTTTTTTCCTCAAGAATAATATCCAGGTTTTCCCTTCTGCCATGTTCTCCATGTAATGATCACTACTTCCTACACAATGATGCAGTGTGCGGCCCTCTGTAACTAATTCCTCACAGCTCCCCGCCGGAATGATCATATAATTATCATCCTCCCAGTAATATCTCTTTGCCACCGGTAACTGTTTTTCTATCTTCTTATTTAGTCCTGCATACTTTTTCTTTTCCTTTTTCAGCCTTTCTTCATCTTTCCTGGCATTTATGAGTTCTACTAACTGGTCATGGCGGGTTTTGAGGTCTTTTGGCAATCTCACAATGTCGTCTGATGTGTCCATTCCCTCGTCCCTGGCCATCCTGAGATAGTCCTTCCAAATCTGGGCTAGTGTTTGTGGGTTGATCCTCTGCTTTTTCATGTAATTCACCATACGGTTTACGCTTCCCAGCTCTTTGAGGATTTCTTCACAGTTACTCTTTGACACATTTTTTACCGTTAGATATTCCAGAGATTCCTGAGATATCTTGATTCTCTGCCCTGTGCCTTCTCTCTCCTTCTCATACTGCATCCATTCCAGAGTATTGAATCCTCCGTTGAGTCGTTTCATCCGGCTTACCCTGTTCCCGTCAAGCCTCAGAAGTTCCTTCAAATTTTCTGCGTTCCGGCATATGGCATTTGGCTCTCCCCACCAGCCGTATTTCCTCACAATATCTGCCACCAGCCTGCTCAGACCTGTTTTTGTCAGGTATTCCAACCACGGACGTTGCTGGAATGTAGTGATAAATTTATTTACCTCCAGCTTTTCTTTTTTCTTGGCCAACAGGTCCAGTCCGCTGTTCTGTAGTTTCCCATATGGCAGCACCTCATCCAGATTGCCCGGATACAGGTAGGATGGCATGAATCTTTTATTGAGTTGATTCTTATCCCACCAATCCTGTGAGAACTCATCCGCATCTGACTCGGTACCATAGTATACCTTTCCCCAGCACTCTCCTTTGGGGATGATGGCCCGTGCCTCCTCGTAAAGCTGAACCTCTTTTGTCTCCCCGGCTTTCCATGTGCACACCGCCCGGAACTGCCGCTCTACCCATTCCTCTCCGCACGCCTGCAAGAGTATCACCGGGGCTTTTGCTGTCTGTTCCTGCTTCCTGCTGTACGCTTTCACAGATGCGCCGCACTTTGGGCAGGTGGTCATCTCTCCGTGTTTCCAGCCTTTCTTTTTCCAGCTCTGCTCTCCGCAAGCTGTACAGCTGTACTCCGTACGTTTCTTGCCTTTTTTTGAAAAAGAGATAATTCCCCGGTAAAATCTCCTGCTGCACCCAGTCCTCCATTGCATCCGGCACGCATGGTATTTTCCCCATTATTTCATCAATCCGCTTACATTTCCTCTGGTAGGCTCTTTCGTATTTCAACTGATTGCATCCGACTTCAAAATTGATCACATTGTAGGTTCCCAGATATCCCAGTGCAGTCTGTTTATCCTCCTTTGATACAAATTCCCAGTTATCTCCGTAGTAATATCCATCCCCTTTTATTGTTTCTAAGTTTTGGCATACTCTGGCCACATTGTTTATCATGCAGGAGTACCACTTCCCATCCGCAAAAGCGGCGTGAGTTTTTTCTTCTTTATCCGCGAAGTACCTGCCTCTTAACTTACCCATATAAAACAGATCCATATTTAAGATCTCTTTGCCATCAAAGTTTACTATTTGGCTGACAGCCTGAACTTTCTCACTGATCTGCTCCGGGGCCTGGCAAGGCGGTGTACCCTTCATGATCGCCGTTCTTTTCATTTCCTTTCACCTCCCATGTAATATTCCCGGATGATCTTCTTTGCCCGGCCCATCCCTGGGATTCCCATGGTGACAACTTGTTTATTTGAGCCTTTTCCCGCTTTTGGCATGGGTATTTTCCCAGAGAATATCCCGGTTTGCTCAACGATATCCTTATCAATCTCATAACTGTTTTTAAAAGACCATGACAGCAGGGCTGCGATACAGCCTTTCAGGCTCTTTCCCTTTTTTCGTACATAAGCAGCCATAAGTTCATCTTTTATGCACTGTCCTATGATGTACTGCACCCAATCCTCCAAAATCTCCTTGGGTTTCAGTTCCTCTGCCTCTGCTTCTATCTTGCCGACTGCTGCCGTCACTGTATCACAGAGTGCCGGCAGCTCCCCCTGAAGGTACATCTCAACCACCTCTTCCTGAATCCCGTTCTCTTTGGCCATGACTTTTATATTCTCTAAATCCCCCTCATTAAAGAGATTTTCTGCCAGCTCATTTATTTCGGCAGATGAATTAAATTCTCCAAATTTATCAAACATTCATATCTCTCCTTTCCATTTCGGTTTTCAGCCATCCGGAATAGGCATGGCTACCATGTTCTGTTACTGTCATCTGACCTTTCAGCAGATTCCAGATTGTTTCCCACTCTTCCCGATTTGCCACCGGCTTTCCTTTTCCGGTAAGGAATCCACCTGCTGCCCACTTGTTCAGGTTGTTATCCACCATATTGAGTACAAACTCATTGCCAGAGTGAATATGTATTTCGCAGGGCTGCTTGATCCTGACAAGGGCTTCTGCCAGCGCTATAAGGACGGACTGGTTGTAAGTGCCCTCAGTCTGCCCAAATCCCTCTCTTGTCACTGGACGGCCGCGAAGGTCACATTCCAGGACATATCCGTATTTACGGACATGTGGCCTGGGAGATGTACTGTCTGTCTCTATATAAATATCTACCCGCCGCATCTTATCCGCCCTCCTTGATCAATGTGTAATACAGGAACTCGTATCCGTCCTCGGTGAATCCTTCTCGTAAGCTATCCTTATCCAGGTACCATCCTTCTGGAACCTTTATCTCCCGTGAAAATTTATTGCCTTTCATTTTCTTCGTTGTTGGCTTTGGCCGGATCAGGTTTCTACTACAGTTGTACGCCTTCTTCTGGATCTGCCCATCCGTTCCTTTGGTCTTCTGGCTGTATTTGATAAAATATCCTGCCAGTTTGCGGTACTGGCCTGAATCATCCAAAGGTTTGGCACCAACCCATCCATATTTCCAAAGGTCCTTTATCTTTCTAATGTCAATGGAATTTACGACCATATGGATATGAGTGCCGCCACGGTTCCCGACTTCGGCAGTTTCTACATACTTAAATTGCTTCCCTTCTGCCTTATAAATCTTCCTAAGGTCGTCCAGCAGCTTCTTCCTGTGCTTTTTCAATCCATCTCCATCAGGTCGCAGTTCCTTATGATATGAGAAGGTCAGATACCAACTGTCTTTGTCAAAATTGGCGTTCAATATTCTGGTCAGCTTCTTTTCCAAGTGGCGATCATTTATCTTTCGCTGCTGTTCTGAAGTTTTATTCCTTTTTGGCTGTCTCTTCCGCCCTTTCGGCTGCTGCCAGTATGTATAATACTTTGCTACTTCCTTTGTCCTGCCTGCCCTGCATGTCATTTTCATGTATGGCATATTATTCTCTCCTAAGTCTTAAGATAATAAACTTATCAAGTCTAAAGCGGGGAATCCCCCGCATTTTTTCGTTGCCATTTTGTGCCATACATGCTATAATAAATAAGACAATATTGTTTTAACAAATATGGCTTGTCCGGAAGTTTCGCACACTTCCGGACATTTTATTTTACTTTT